TAAATGGACTATAGATGGAGCTATAAATAAAACTTTAGGCAGTAAGTCTACTGCTACCTTAACTGGATCTCAATGGGGTGAAGGATGGTCTTCTTTCCAACATCCAGAGCAATACTGGGAAGACTGTGGAAGTGATTGGGAAGATATGGGAGAAGCATATAATGGAGTATTGACTATAAGTGCAGCTACATCTTTAAATGTAGATTCTGCATCTGCTTCTACAGCAGTAATATTTTTATATGTAAAGAATTTAGGAACAGCTTCTAATCAAGGCTTAAAACTAAGTCTAGATGGAAGTAATTATAAGATTTATATACCTTCTCAGGGTAGTGTAAATATTAGAGGCGATGGTTCAACTTTACAAATGCAACATGTAAAGGTGGATGCGGCAGATCAGGATACATCTGTAGAATTTATAATAGCAAAATAATGCATTAGTAAGGATATCTGAAATGGCACTAACAACACCAACCAATGATTTAACAGGCAATACAATTGCCTCAACATACGATCAAATATTATTTATAGATGGAACTGCATTAACAAATAGTGCATTATTTGCTGTGGCTTGCCAGGATGGAGAGACTGCATTACATGTTGCAAATGACCAAATCCTCATCAAAGATTCATCTGGTACAGATATAGCAAGTTTATTTGAAGTACAAGATAAGGATGCAAATGTCATTCTATCTATAAATGGAACAAACAATAGAGTCGGTATTGGGACTGCATCACCAGGCACAGACTTACACATAGATGGAACTGCCACGACTCTCAAAATATCAAGTACTACTTATGGAATTATTACAATTAATACAGACTCAAATGATGATGGTTCAAGCGATGATGGTGTATTCCAAATAACAAATAGTTCATCAGGAACTGTTAAGGGCGAACTAAGATGGGATGAATCAGATGCTGCATTAGAACTTAGTGCTGCTGATCAGGGGGATCATTTATGTATTAAAGCAGATGGCAATGTCGGTATTGGGACTACTTCACCAGGTGCTAATTTGGATATAGCTACGTCAATAGATGACCCTGTAATACTTAGACTCCATTCTGATACTGGTGGAAGTGCAGGTACTGATGGTAATTGTCTCATTCAGTTTAGAAATGCATCTACCAACAAAGGGGCAATAGGGTGGGATGAATCTAGTAATACGGTGATATTAAATCATGGCACTGGGGTAGACAATGCTACTCCTGCTATAGCTATAGATACAAATAATAATGTCGGTATTGGGACTACTGCACCAATAATGTCAGGATTTTCCACAGGTTCAACAAAATTGGATTTATATGAGCCAGCAGCGAATACTCGTGCTATATTGTCAATAGGAGGTACAGGAACAACTAATGGTACTATTCTTGGCAGTTACTATGTTGTTAATAATGATAATGCTGATGCTACAAACCATGATGCAGATGGTAAGACTATATCTTCTATAGAAACTGCACTTATTACAAGCGATAGTAATGCTGGAGATGATAGTGGTGGAGAAATTAGAATTTTTACTAAGCCAGAAGCAGGAACTATAGCAAGAGCAATAACTATAGATTCTTCTCAAAATGTCGGTATTGGGGAGACTTCACCAACTGCTAAAATACATATAGTAGCTGATACAGATGCGGAAAGAGCTGTAAATATAATAGAGGCAGATTCTGGTTGTGATTCAAATAATATTATGATGAATTTGGACTATAGTGGAGATAACGATATTGATGATGCTGTATTTATCTATTTCCAAGATCAGGGTGGTAATATAGGAGAAATATCGGGGAATCTTAATACAACTACATATGCTACGAGTTCTGATTATAGGCTTAAAACGGATTATAAAGATATAGTAGATGCAACAGGAACTATTAACCAACTTAAACTATATGATTTTGCTTGGAAAAAGAACAGTAGTAAGAGAAGTATGGGAGTTATAGCACATGAAGCACAAGAAATTGTTCCCACTGCTATTACAGGTGTAAAAGATGCTATGACAACTAAAGAATATATTGACGATCATGGAGATAGGCAAACTAAGGATGTTATAAAAGCACAGCAGGCAGATTATTCAAAGTTTGTACCTTTACTATTAAAGTCAGTACAAGAATTATCAGCTAAGGTAACAGCCTTAGAAAACGCATAACCAAGGAGAGTAATGAGTAAAAAAACAACAGAAACAGTAGAAGAAGTTAAAACTAATAACGTAGCAGAGACTGTAGATACAGATGCTAAGGCTAAGGAAGCTATTAATACATTGCGTGTTCAACTACAAGAACATCTTAGACAAGTAGACCATCATCGTACAATGGCTACAAAAGCACAGGGAGCATTAGAAGTATTATTACAATTGCATCCCGAAGAAGAAAATAGAAGTAATGGAGAGGCTATTGAAAGTTAAAGAGATTATGGAAAGGGCAGGCACTAACCAAACAGGTCGTGCCATTGCTTATATTAAGGATGCTTTAGATGAGATGAATATTTTATCTGAAACGCATATTACTACTACACGTATAGATATCAATGCAAATCAACGATTTTATAACATTCCAAATGATTGTTTGAAGATACTTGATATTAGGTGTAAGAACCATAATAATGCAGAAAGTAAATATAGATCCATACCAAGATCTATATATGAACCTAAAATAGTGGACGAAGATGGCATTTAAAAAATATGGATATTATTTAAAGGGCAATAAGATTGCCGTTATTGAGCAATCTGATGCAACATCTAGTGGGAATTTAGCTGTGGCTCATTGTACCGTAGATCCTACTAATAATACTACTAAAGATACTTGTGAAGCTGCTGGTGGTCAATGGATTCCAAGTAGTTCTGGTAGTCTTAGTAGTTATTCAGAATATATGAGTCCTACTGAATCAGTTGCAGATGGACTGGAAATACAGTATGCTTATAGTCCAACATTTAATCTTCAATCTACAGGTACAGAAGGAACTGATTTTCATAGATTTGTAGGTTGGGGTTCTAATGGTACAGAACTTCTTTTATTTACATTTTCAGGATCATCTACTGTAGTGAATCTATCAAGTCTTTTTGCTGCTGATGATTGGATATATATTAGTGGATCAGGTAGATGGTCTGGATTACATCAAGTTAAATCTACTGGTGGTACAACAGGAATATTGACTTTAAAGACTAGATGTAATTTAAAGCCTTCAACTATTACTGTTACAGGTACTTTTGAGGCAGATGATGAAACTTTTATAGGAGATTCTAGTGCCCATATTGTAGATATAGAAACATTTAAAGATGTTCTGAATAGTAGAAGATCCAATCCCTATATATTTATAACTGATGCTGCTCATGGATCAAATTCTGGATTGTTCTCATTAACTACAAATGATACTTCAGGCAAGATTACTTTAAATAAAAAGATAAGTATAGATACAGATGGTGATTATACTAGCACTGCAGCATCTGCCGTAGATGGTGGGAGTGATGAAGTCACTATATATAATGCATTTTCTGAACAGATATCTGTTTATGAGGGTGTGGAAGTATTAAGTGGTGCATCAGCAGAAACATTTGAATTAGATATTAGTAGATATCAAGCTAATGCTGTAGTATACTATGTAAAGGCTAAATTAGCTGAAGATGGGGGAGATATGGAACAAAGAGAGTTCTTCCTCAGGGAATTTAAAAGACAACTTGAGAAGGGCGTTTCAGCCCTTAAAAGAGGCCCTTATATGGTACAGGGCTTTAAGGAAATGAGAAACTAACAATAAACAAGCCCATTCACGGACGGTCAGTCCTTAGGGCAAACTCAAAAGGAGATAAATAATGGCAATTAAAAATAAAGGTATATATTCATATACAGTCCAAGAAGCTACTAATCTTGCTCTTGGAAGAGTAATTAAAATCAATCCAACCCAAGTTGCTGCAGATGCAGCTGACAATGATGTAATTTTTGATTGGACAGAATTGGCTAATGCAAGTATAGCTAATGGTAGGGCAACTAAATTGGTAAGTGTTGGTATATTAGATTCTGATGATACTGTAGCCGATATTGAATTGGTATTTTGTAGAGGTGAAGGAGATACAGGGACAGCTCCAACAGCTGCTCAAGCACTTGGAACAGCAAATGATGTTGTTGCTATTACTGCAGCAGAAACTTTAGAAGTTGAAATTTGTGGAAGTGTGCCAATAACTAGAAGTGAAGGTGACTTGTTAACAGCTTTAGTCTTAACTAAAACTAATATTAATTTAATAATGCAACCTCAAAAAAATTCAACTAGCTTATATGTTGCTGGTATTTGGAGAGGTGCAGATCCAGCTACAACAGCTTCTGCTACTAGTATGAATTTATATTTTGGATTTGAAGGATAATCAATGAGACCATCTTTATTTGATCAATTATATTACAATATAGACCTTGGAACGTCTTCAAAGGCAGAAGCTCCTACTCAGCCGGCATTAACTCCGGCTCAGAGGACTCCTACTACTAATGAAGCTGGTCTTGGACAGCAAAAGGCTCCTAAAGAGTTTACTGGTATGAAGTTTACACATTCACTTATTAAACATTTAGATCAACTTTATAGTAAGATGCTTGCAGGTGAAGTTAAAGAGATAGCTTCAGAACCAGAGCATGATTCAAAACAGAAGATAATAGAGGGTCAAACTGGTGCTTTAGTTCTTAATGAGAAAGAGGCTTTTTATAATCCAGGTAATAGTGCAGTAACGGAAAGTATGTAATGCCGCATCCTAAAGTCAAGATAGCAGACAATTCTGGAAATGAAGTTGCTGTAACCAGTAACGCTTTAGATGTTAATATAGCTGGTGGTGCTTCAATTGATATTGGTGATGTAGATATACACCTTAGTGGAAATGTTCCTCTTCTTGGTAATGCTGGTAATGTAGCAGCTGGTGTTCTTCGTGTTACTCTTGCAGGTGATGACCCTGCGGTTGTTGACCTTGCAGCTATGGAAGCATTGCTTATTACCATAGATAGTGATACTAGTAGTATAAGAAGTAGTGCTAATACTCTTGCTGGTCAGTTAAAAACTATTGGTGATGATACATATAGTGAAGGTGTTGTTGGAGGTCGAGTGGCTGCTGTGGTTAGAAACGATACTCTCGCAGCCCTTGCAGGTACAGATAATGAATTTGCTCCACTTCAAGTAAATGCTGAGGGTGCATTATATACAACTGGAAATACGTTACAGAATGGGCTTCTTCATGGAGAGAATTTTACAGTAATGGGAGAATCTAAGACAATAGATGGTTCTGCTTTGCCAAATATTGTAGCAGAAGGGCGAAATGCAAGATTAGCTGTCTCAAGGTCTGGTATCGCATATGCATGTTTAACAGACCCTAATGGTGCTTCTGACCTTGGTACTACAATAACAACTCATTTAAGCGAGATAGAAGGAGCTGTTGAGACTATCGAGGGAGTTGTTAGTGGAAGCGAGATGCAGGTTGACGTTGTTGCATCTTTACCTGCTGGAACTAACGCAATTGGTAAACTCTCAGCAAATAGTGGGGTTGATATTGGAGATGTGGATGTAACGAGTATTGCAGCAGGTACTAATATAATAGGAAAGGTTAGCCATGATATTACTGGTCTTGCAAGTGATGATAATCCAACTGTTGGTACAAGTGCAGAAGCAATCACTACTGATGGTGCTGATGGTGCTGCTGCTTGTAAGCGTATGGATATTATGGCACATCCAAGTAATACTGGTGAGATATGGGTAGGTGATGCTGCTGTTACAGTAAATGGATTAAATGGTGGGATAAGACTTCTGCCTGGGGATGTTTATAGTATAGATATTGATAACACAGGCGATGTCTATGTTATAGCAACTGTTGATGGTGAAAATGTTAGTTATAATTATTTTACATAATGGCTAATTCAATTACAAGAGACCATCATAATCTTCGGAGAAATTTAAAGCTTAATGGTAACTACATCTCAAATGATGGTGGAGATGAGGGGATTAGTATCCAAGATGATGGAGATGTTATTATAAATGGAGATACGAAGTTATATCTAAATGATGCAGGGGGCGAATATCTTAATAGTGATGGCACAGATTTAACTATTGCTTCGGGTAATAATATAAATATTGATATTGATAAAAATCTTACTATTGATTCAGATGCAACTATAAATAATGCCCTAACAGTTAATTGTGATTCTATGGTAAATGCATCTGGTATTGAAGTTCAAATAGATGATAGTAAAACAAGTGCTTCTAGTGTAAAATTACTATATGCAGACTATAATAAATCTGGAGTAACTGCTAATGGGGATGCAAATCAATCAAAGGGTTTAGCTATAGAAATGACTGATACTGCAAATACAAATCATTCAGGTAGTAGTGTAAGAATGACTGGAGCACAAATAGATGTAGGTTCGGCAAGTGCAGTTGGAAGTATAACGCAAAAAGGTTTAGTCTTGAATGTAGCTGCTGATGGTACTGGTGATGCTGCTAATACTTTTGGTATTGAGATGGAAGTAATGGATGGTGGTACAGATATTAAAATGAAAAGTTCTGCTGATACTGGTGACTATTGTACTATAGCTACAACAGCAAATGGTGCAACTACAATAGCAACTGTAGATGATGATGGGGAAGGTGCTGATTTAACTCTGAATATAGATGGATATGTAGATATTAATAGTGCATCAGGTGAAGATATTACACTTGATTCTGGTGATGATATTATTTTAGATGCTGATGGAGATCAAGTGTCAATGAAATTTGGTGGTGCTACAGGACAGATAGATTTCTCAAATGAAAATAGTGGCGATGGTATTGTTAGGCAAATGATAGATGCAAAAGATTTGGTTATACAGCAGTTTGATGGCAATGAGGTAGCAAGATTTACAGATCGTGGTGATCTAAAGATAACTAATACTGTATATTTTGCTGCTGAAACTGCTAATACGATAGGAGATGGTGCAACTGGTGCTATTGATTGGAATGTTAGCCAAAAGCAAAAACTAACAATTACTGGAACAGGTATTACTGTAAACTTTACTAATCCTGCTGGAGTTTGTAATCTACTTTTGAAGGTTGTACAGGGAGATGGTAGTGATGTTGTTGGTACATGGGATAGTGATATATATTGGGCAGGGGGTTCTCCTCCTACACTTTCTACAGGAAATGGGGATGTAGATATATTGAGTTTTTATTGGGATGGTTCAAGGTATTATGGTATAGCAAGTTTGGATTTTTCATAATATGGCATTTAAAGATAATACATTAACATTTGAAGATAGTAAGATACTTACGGATGATGGTAGGGAAGTTATGATGAGTTGGGAAGCACCAATAATGGAGAAAAGTGCAGAATATATCTGTCAAAGCAAAGGAGATATTTTAGAGATAGGATTTGGAATGGGTATTTGTTCTGATTATATACAGGCTCAAGATGTTAATTCTCATACAATAGTTGAGATACATCCACAGATAATTGAGAAGCTAAAGATTTGGGCTTCTGATAAGGATAATGTTGTTATAGTTGAGGGTGATTGGAATAGTGTTGAACTTGGAACTTATGATGGAATATTATTAGATACATTTGGAGATTTAAATTTAAACAGTTTCAAATCATTTGCTTTGTCTAAAGCTAAACCAGGAGCAAAGATAACATATTGGAATAATGAAGAAAAAGAATATAATCCATATTCATTTGATTCTGTTAGTTATGATAGAATAAGTATTACACCAGTTGATAATTTATATACAGCTATGAAAGATAATTATTATATGCCAAAGGTAACAGCATAATGGCAACAGTTTATGCAACAACAGCAGATTCTTATGTTAGAAATTCATCTACTAATGCTTGGGCACAGGCACAGGGTGATGCAACTACAACTGGAACATTACACAATAATTCTGTTTCATCTAATGCTTTTGGAGTATATAATATTTATACAAGTGGTAGAGGTGGAAATTCATATATTTGTCAAAGAAGTTTTCTTCCGTTTGATTTATCAGGTGAAAGTGGCACAATAGATACAGTTTCTTTAAGTGTATATATGGATAATTTAGGCACATTAAGTCCAGTAAATGTAATAGCTATTGAAGCTACTGCTCTTGCAGGGTCAGCTGATGATTTTGGTAATGTATATTCATCAGGAACAACTTTTGGTACGACAATTTCATCAGCAACTACAGTATCAACGACAGCAGGATACCATACTTTTACTATACAATCAGCAGGTAAAACAGCTATACAAAACCAAATTGGTTCTGGAACTATAACTATTGCCATTATAGGTGATGCTTATGATAAAGGAGGTCTTGACCCTCCACTTGATGGTAGTTATGCAAAAATAAGAATTGATTATGCAAATGGTTCAAACGATGCTTATTTAACTATTACTTATGTGGCAGCAGATAATGCTACATTTTTTGGAGCAAACTTTTAACATGGAAGAAACACTTAAAACAACAGGAGCAGGAATGGGTGGATGGTGGCTATCAATTAGTGGATGGTTACCAGAAATAGTATCATTAAGTGTGGGAATCGCCACATTAGTGTATCTTATTATTAAGATAAGGAAGGAACTGAGAACAAAATAGGGAGAACAATATGCCTAAATCGGATAAGGGTGTTGTCAAAAGGGTAGTAGTAACGCCAGACAAACACTTTCCTTTACACGACCAAAAGGCTATAAACTGTGTCAAGCGAGCCATAGAGATAGTTAAACCAGATGCTTATGTAGATCTGGGAGATGTAGGGGAGTTTCATGCTTTTTCTGCTTGGAAGTTCAAGCGTATTAAGAAACCGCCATTGGAATACTTGATTGAAAGTTTTGATCAAGATGTAAAAGATGTTAATAAGGGGATGGATCAGATAGATGAATCATTGGATAAAGTTGGATGTAAAGAGAAGTATATTACAGAAGGTAACCATGATAACTGGCTTAATATGTCAGTTGAAATGTATCCATACCTACCACAGTATAAGTTTGCCAATGCAGTTAAGTTAAAAGATAGGGGGTATACATACTACCCATTCGGAAAATACCTAAAGATAGGTAAGCTCCGTTTTTATCATGGTCATCAATATGGTGGTCAATATCATGCAGCTAATCACTTGAGAAAGAAGGGCTGCAATATAATGTATGGGCATTGGCACGATTTACAGCAGCACTCTGTAACACATGAGGATGGCCCTAAATCTGCATGGAGTATAGGTTGTTTGAAGGATATGAAACCTAATGCTAATGAGTGGTTAGCTAATAGGGATGTTAATTGGAGTCATGCGTTTGCTATAGTAGACTTCTACAAAAAAGGGTTGTTTACAGTGCATATAGTACAAATAATAAATGGTAAGACTTCATTGTGGGGTGAATTAATTGAGGGTTAATGGAAACATTCGTAGAAATAATAGAACGTGTGGGAGTACCGGTAGCTATGTGTATGGCTTTCGGGTTCTTCATATGGAAGCAGAATCAGTTCATACAGAACGAACTTCAGAAGGAGATGAGGGAATCATTTGCTAGATTAGAAGGGATTGTAATCGGATTGATAAATGCTTTGAAGAAACACACTATAGATATAAAAGAATTGAAAGCGAGCTATACAGCTCTCGTCAATATAGTACAAAAACTATTTAAAAAATAAAAAGGAGATAGGAAATGGAATTGTTATCGGCTAATTGGGAATATATATTAATAGGTATTCTCTGTATAGACAAGTTAGTAGCATTAAGTCCTACAGAATGGGATGACCTCATTTGGACTTCAATTAAAAAGGCACTTTATAAAGTGGTTGGGAAATGATATGTTAAAAGCGTTATTGGCAAAAGCCATCAAAAAACATGGATTAAAAGGAATACTCATAAAAGTTGGAGATTTGGCCGTTAAGGTCACTAAATCCAAAAAGGATGATAAAGTATGGGAAGAGGTTAAAAAGGTCTTAAACAAGCTATAATGGCCGTAATTAGTACATACTACTTTAATTGGGAGAGGGACTACACTGCTCCTCCTTGGTTCTCTCGGCTCGCATGTTCAGACGGTTCGCTGACTGTTGTGTATAGCTCTCCCAATAATTTAGAGGAAGAAGATGCCTAAGCAGCTTTATAAGATAACACAGTTTCATGGAGGTTTGAATAGTAATTCAGATGCTAGAGATATAGCTGAGAATGAGTTGTCTGAAGCTACTGATGTAATGGTGGATGAGTTGGGTAAGATTAGGTTGATGGGTGGAGAAGCTACCCACGGTACTATTCAAGCTCAAAATGATAGTGAAATTAATCCTGGATATGGGTTATTTCAATTTAGTCATGATAGGATTGATGGCCATACGGCAAGTTCTGGGGTAGAAACTGGTGCTGATTATATGGTATTCTCTGACCCTGATACTCAAGGAACGGTAGATATCTATAGTAATGAAGATGATACGTGGGGTAGTCCTATAACTGGTATGACTAATAATAGCTCTGGTTTACGTAAAGATGTTTTCTATACTGTAGATGGAGCTTTAAGGGTATGCGATAGTGATTTTGGGAATAGTAATTCTAACAAGTGGTATGGGTATGTTGATAGAACACATTTTAGTGGCACTACACCTGGAGGATCTGCAGATGCTTATGATACATGGCATCTTGCTAATGCTGAGATAGCCGCTCCTACTAGGGGGATAGTAGGGCATCTGCTTGATACATCAGCTGCTGGTGATGCAAGTACAACATCTTTAACTGAAGGTGATGTATTTAATGCTGCCTGGTCAGCTGAGATAGTAGGGCATATAGTTTTAAATAGTACAACTGATGAAACTGTAGCTATTACTGGATATACGGATGCAGATACTGTAGTTACTGATGCAATAGCTAGTGGACAATGGGCTGGTGATATATTTTATGTTTTTCCTCCTGTTGGTACTGGATTTAATCTGCATGTTTCAGGTACTGGGTCTACAGGGAGTATACCTGCAGGTACTTATGAATTTGCAACAACTTTTATATACGATAAAGAACCTGGAGATATAACTGGAGGGGATCAAGAATCTTTACCTTTCATCTGTCCAGGAACGATAGCCGTTACTGCGAATCAATATCTGTCAATGAATATATGGGCAAATGCTCCTTATGATGCTAGAATAACAGGTGGCAGAGTATATACAAGAATAGAAAATAGCAATGATGAATGGCAGCAAGTTTCAGAAATAAGTTTAAAAAATGGTGCTAGGGCATCATCTACTCAAGCTTATATTGAAGGTTCGGAATGGGGGAATGTTGACCCTACAAATAATGTTACTACACTTTGCCTGGATGCTTCACATACCGTACTTTCTTTATCTCCTATTACTTATGAAATTAATGCTGGTATATCTCAAGGTGCTTCTTCTAATACAGCTAAATATAAAACTGCAGTTGTAGCTAATAGAATAGCCTATGTAGGTAATGTTCAATATGATGGTACTATTTATGGAGATGCTGTATTTAAGTCTCCTGTTAATAAGTTTGATGTATTTAGTAGTGATAGAAGACTTGAAGCAAGTATAAATGATGGAGATAGTATAGTTAAACTTGAAACTTATGCAGATAGACTTTTGATTTTTAAGAAGAATAAATTAGAGCTTTTGAATATTTCTCAAGAGATAGAATTTGTAGAAGATACTTTTATGCATAAGGGAGTATCTCATCCAGCTGCTACATGTAAGACTGACTTTGGAATAGCATGGGTTAATAAGCAAGGATGTTATCTATATGATGGACAGAAGGTAAATAACTTACTTGAGAAAGGTGGTAGGCAGATAATAAAAGAAAATGATTGGGATACATTTACTACTAATGAACCTATGATTGGCTATATTCCAAAGAAAAGACAGCTTCTCGTTGTAGATGATAATAGTACAACTGGTACTGGTAAGACATTTTTATATGATTTGGTAACACAATCCTGGGTTAAAGGAGCAGCTGCTACTATTACAAGTCAAGCTTTAACAAATTTTGTTACAGATTGGAATGGAGATCTAGTATATGCACATACTAGCGATACAGGCACTTTTGTTAAGTGGAGTGATTCTGCAGAAGCTAGTACGGCTGTAGATATAAAAACTAAAGATATAGACTTTGGACAGCCTGGACAGATTAAAAGAATATATAAATTTTATGTTACACATAGGGGTAGTGCTAGTGAAATTCAACTATCTTATGCAAAAGATGGAGATCAGGATACATATACTGAAGCTGGCTCTGAACTGCCAGTAACCTCTGCTGTAACTGATTGGGTTACTACAGCAATTACACCTACTGCATTTAGTTGTAATTCAGTACGTTTAAGACTATTTAGTGATGGAACTACACCAGCTAATTTTGAGATTAATGATATAACTATAGTCTTTAGGTTGAAGGGGCAGAGATAATGACAAGACAAGAAAGAATAGCTTTACATAAGAAGCAAGAAAGATTGCAAGTAAAATCTGGAGTACCGATAGTTTCTGCTTTGAAAGAAGGTGTTCCAGTATTAAGATCTACAGCTGAGGGTGTGGTAGAGTATGTCCGATATAATGGTGTTTTATATAAAAATGTATTGGATAAATCTGATGCAAAATTAGAGGCAAGTTTTGGAGATGATGGATATTTAATTATGCCTAATGGTTTTATTTTACAATGGGGTCAAGAGACCGCTACTAGTACAACTGAAACAGTAACGTTCCCAATTCCTTTTCCACATAGATGTTTAAATATTACCTGTACCGACTATGCTAGTGGCGATGATACTGGTATTACATCTGCAACTGGAATTAGCACTTTGCCAACTACAACTACAGTTATTTTTAGTTGCTATAATGCTGTAGACACTTTTTTTTGGCAAGCAATAGGACATTAAAGATTAGAGAGACAATAGCATGTTGTATAAAAATATATTAGAAAAAGGATAAGATTATGGGATATGGTAGAGCTTTATTACAAAGAGATGTAAGACAAGAGGAAGAAGCTTTCCAAAAAAAGGCTAAAAAGAAAAGTCTTTGGGGTTCTATTGGTAGAACTCTTGGTGGTTTAGCAGTAATGGGTTTAACTGGAGGTGCTGTAAATCCATTAACAGTTGGCCTTCTTACTGGAGGTGCTAGTTTTCTAGGTGGAGCTATTGGAGCTAAGGCTGCTGGGGGAAAGCTAACTGGGGGTAAATTCTTTCAGGCAGATAGAAAAAGTGCACAAAAGGAATTAGGTGCATTTGGTACTCAAAATCTAGTGTCTTCTCTTACATCTGGAATTACTGCTGGTATAGGACAGAAATTAAAACTTATGAAAGCAGGAGCACCAGAAGCTGCTAAATTATCTGAAGGATTTGGATTGGATTTTGAAGGGAGCATGGTAGGTAAAGGATTGGAAAAAAGAGCTATAGGTAAAGAGTTGGTTGGTTATGGTGAAGCTAGTATAGGCACAGGAGATGTTTCAAGAGGGAAATTTGCTCCCGGAGAAATGACTTCAAAAATATATGACGCAGATCCTTCTCTTGCTCCTACAGAGAACTTACAATATAGTGATCGCACAGTAACAGATACATATGGTAGTAGGGAAGGAGGTGAATATTTTTTTGAAGATACACCTAAAGTAAGTGCATGGGATAAGTTTAAAGACTTTGTTGATGTTAGCGATGTAGTAGAAGAGAGGGATTTAATGTCTCAGATAGAAAGTGTTCAAGGTAGTTCATTATCACAGTATGGCCCACATTCCGAATTTACTGCTAGGAATCAGGGATGGACTCCTCCCGGCATGGGCTATAAGAAACCTTTCAGTGTGCTTTCTAAAGAATTTCCTGGAAGACGTAAATCAGGATTATCAAATGTTATTAGGTAGGAGATAAATAATGGCTGGATATAGCAAAGGTATAGTAGATACACGTAAACTCAATAAGGATAGTAAAGCCAAGTTAGGTCGTGGTGGTGATACTAAAATACGTGAGGTAGATAATAGAGCATCTCATGTTAACGCTTTAGAAGCTTATCTTATTGATGTTAATGGTAAGGCAGGGGAAGAGTATGCTAAAAGAGTTGGTGCTGGTACTGTAAATCCTCTTACTGGTATGCCTGAGTATCAAACTGAGGGAGAGAAGATAGCTGTTTTGCATGGTGATGGCGAGGAGTTTTATGGATATTATACTTATACAGATGGCGAATGGGTTAAAACTGGTGGTGGTAGTGGTAGTGGAAGCGGTGCTGATGGCGATAAATGGTATCAAGGTTGGGATGATCCAAAACTACAGAACATAGACTTAGGGAGTAAAGACCCATACAGTTATGAAGGATTAAGTGATGTAACCGGGGAACAATTAAAAACATTTGATCCAAATCTTGGAGCTGATGATGTAAAATATTTTCAAGATATCTTTACTGATGTGCCTTTTGGATTTCTTGGAGAGCAACAAGATTTAACTATTAGAGGATTAGAAAGTACGTATGGAGCTACTATGGGTGCGTTGGGAAGTCAGCAAGAGGCTCTTAGTATGGATACAGGACGTGGACTTAGTCAAGCTACTCAAGATGCAGGACAGGCTATGCGTAAATCTAATATGGCTTTTAGTGGAACTGTTACTCAAGGGTTAGAAACACAGAAAAAACAATTATTTCAAGATTATGCAGCTGGTACAAAAGATATTGCACGACAAAGAGGAACTGCATTAGAAACATTAACTTTAGGTAAAGATACTGCAGGTTTAGACCTTAAAACAGGTACATATGCTGAGCAGAAAAGACAGATGGATGAGTATTGGGAGATGATTGGACTACGACAAGCAGCCGGATAGAATGAATATTTATAGAGGGTAATAATTATGGCAATAACAGTAGAAAGAAGTGCAATAGCAGATTTCTTGGATGATCTTCCTGGTCTGTTGATGCAATATAAGCAGATGCAATGGGCTATAGAAGAGAGAGCTTTAGAGAGGGAAGAACGTAAAGCTGCTGGTACACAGCAAATACTTCTCAAGGAGTATTATGATAAGAAGGCTGAAGTAAGAACAACCGAAAAGGTATTTGATCAATATGATAATCTAAGTCCTTCAGATGTATCTTCAAGTGGTGCTGGTGCTGAACTTCGTTCTATTGTAGATAAAGAACAGAATCTAGATATGAATGCTATTACTCAAAATTTAGATGCTTTAGGTATCTATCAATCTGAGTTAGAATCTAGTCTTGGAGAGTTAAGAGGTCAAGCTCAAACTTTAAGAGAAATGCAGATGGACTTTGCTGGTGCTAACAGAGTATTAGAGCCACATGAATATCAAGCTTTTCAAGAACATGCTTTACAAGCTTTAGAAGAAGGTGGTTTAGGATGGGATACTACTGCAGGTGCAGATGTAGAATATTATAAAACTGATCCTGAAGCTAGATTTGCTAGAGCTTTAAATGTAACTGAGAAGATGAAAGGTGATGAAGATACTGGAGCTAAAAGCAATTATGCTATAATTCAAAGTATGTATACTGTTGGAGAAGGTGAGGATGCAGGTGATCTTGTAGATAGATTAACTTATCAAGATGCTTCTGGTAAGGAAATAGAGCCTTCTGAAGAAGTTATAGCAGCTATACAAAGATTGGCATTACAACCTAATTATAATGAGTTTGTAGCTAATTTAAATGCTCTTCCAGCTGAATATGGTGGTGATGCAATTAGAACTGAACTTATGACTAATCCTAATACTTCTACAATATTCGGCAATTTACAATCTAATGTTCAAGCAATTAATACATTAGAGAATGAGCTTGCAGGTATAAATGAACTTGATTCACAAACTAAATTAGGTCAATTTGTATCTGATATCTCAGGTGTAACTAATCAGCAAGCTTTATTTGGAATGTTTGATCAGGCTGTTCAGGGACTTGAACCAGAAGAACATGAACAATTCTTTAATGCTATGGAATTACAATCTGGTACTGATTTAGATAAATCTTATATGGAATATAAAGGATTCGCAGGTGGAGGAAATAATAATCTAGATAATGCTTTAAATCAATTAGCAATGACAAGTATGACTGGAGAAGAATTATTCCCTGGACAATTAGAAACTCAATACAGAGGCATGGAATATGAGACTGCCTATACTTATCCTGAATTATCTGAAGGTATAACTAAAGAAGAGCATATAAGGCATCAAATGAAATCTATTATAGGTACTCAAGTTGACTTAGATATAGAAATTTTTGGAAATGAATCTAGGATAGTAGATACCAAGCTTGATAAAGATGGAAGGATTATGGTTAAAGTTGATCCAGATGCAGATGCTTTAATAGGAGCTCATCCTTCAAGATGGAAGTATAAAGGTAAGCCTTTATATCTAGATGAGTTGAATATTGTAAGTCTAGGTAAAGCTCAAGAAGCAATGCCTACTGCATTTCAAGCAGGGCCTATTGGATATTATTGGGATCCAATGACAGAAGAGTATAGAATTAAAAGAAATCAATAGGAGCAGCAATGCCACTACCAAAAGAATACTACGATATACTAAAAACTGGAGATAAACCTTTTAATCCTCCAACTCAACCAAGTCCAACAGGTCTTTATTTTGGGCCAGAAGATGCTACAGAAGAAGCAGCTAGTGCTTGGGGCGGTGTAGGTGATTTCTTATGGAGTGCAGGCACTGGCTTTACTTCAGGTATGACTTGGGGTCTTACTGATCTAGCAGGAGTGACCGGTCAAGAACCTTGGGAAGAGATGACTGGTACTGAGAAGGCAGGTTGGATACTTGGTGAAGGTGCTTCATTCTTTGCTCCTTGGGGGCCATTTGGTTTGCTTGGTAAGGGTAGTAAGGCATTAGCTAAAGGTGCTAATAAGTTTGTTGGTAAAGCTGCAGGAGAAGCTGCTGAAACTGGTATAGCAAGACTTACTGGTGAGACAGGTAAGGCTGTAGCTAAGGCTATGGAGAAGGGTACCCAGTTCTCAGATGATGTAGTTGCTGGTTTAAATAAAGTAGCTAAAGATGATTTAGGTGTTCGTTGGATTAAGGATCTTAGTGCTACAGGTAAAGCTGCTTTAGATGCTAGTGATAACCTTACTATGGCTGGTACAAGGGCTGTACAGAAAGCATTTAAAGATGGTGGCATACCAGATATAGCAACTGCTGATGCAGCTAGAATAGCAGGAGAATTTGTTGAGAGTATTAAAGGTGGAACCTATGTAAATGATGTAGCTGAATGGGTTACTCGTGGACTAGCTGGTCGTATACCTGATACTGCTACTGGCTTTATGTCTAAGTATTTAGGTATGGTTGCACAAGATATGATGTTTATGGGTCTTCATGGATTAGGTTCAGGCAAGATAAAAGCTTTAGCTAATGGTGAAGATTTTGATGCTACAGGTGCTCTTAGTCATGCAGGTCTAATGTCTCTTGGCTTCCCACTTATTAGAAAGATACCTAATCTTGCTGGTATGGGTCAGGGTGGTATGGTTACTGCCTCTCAAGGTATTAAAGCATATATGAATCAATTTAAGAAGACTAACTATAAAGCTATACAAGAAATGCATGGTGATGATGTAGTTAAGAATATGCTTAAAGTTATGGTTCGTGGTGAGAAAAAGAATTTATGGAGTCGCAGTCAATTAGATGATGCTCATTGGAAAGCTGGTGGTAAAGTATATAAAAGTGCTGAAGAAATAGAAAGAGCTTTACCTAAAATGAAGATAGATGATACTATAACTCTTCTTAATAAAATGAATAAAACTGTTAATCAAGAGATAATGAAGAAGTGGGGGCCTGAATTTATACTTGATACAATAGGTTCAGTTCCAAGAATGGGTCTTGGTATATTAGCTATGAATCCTTGGGTTGTTAATAAAGATGCTTGGGGATCTATGGAAGGGCCTGAACTTGCATCACATTTATTTATGGCAGCTGTAATGACAAGAGGTAGAGGTGCTTGGGGCCATGCACAGCAGAGAGCTTATTTTGCAGACTTCACTCCATACCATGAAGCTTTAAATCTTCTAGGTGTTAATACTAAGAATGTTAAAGATATATTAAGGTTCCATGATGGTAAACATCCTTATGAGGGGATGGGGGTAGCTCTAGGTACTCATGAAGTTGGTGTAGAGATGGTAGATATATTCGATACAGCTTTAAAGACTGCAGAATCTAGACCTAATGCTAGAGATTTCAGTAATCCTGATCATGCTCTTGTAGTAGATATGGCTAACTTATATAATGTAATTAAGAAAAGTGCTGATCCAAATTTTAAACCTATTAAAGCTCAGACTTTAGATTCAAAAACTCTTAATACATTGGCACATAGATTGTCAGGTATTAAGTTTGCTGATGGCAATTCTATCGGAGAGATTGGATATGAAGGTTCTTTAGTTAGGCTTACTCTTGAGCCTGCTAAGCGTGGGCTTGAAGTATACAAACAAATGCTTTCAGAATTAGGAAGATTGGGATATGGTGTATCTGTTACTGAGGATGGTAGAGTTACTGGTACTCATATTATGTCTAATAAAGAAGGCAAACCTATTGATGATGCTAATACTTTTAATCGTGTATTAGATGCTTTAGCTGGTATAAATGAAGCTACTGTTAGATCTGGTATAGATGTAACATCTGAAGCTAGTAATTATGAGAGGATAGTTAAAAGGTCTGGACTGACTGAGCCTGAATTTAATCTTAGAACTCGTGAGATTATAGATCAACATATGGATGTCTTAGGTAGAGAGTATGGTGATAAGAATATATATAGAGATCCAGTTGAAAGTAATCCTATTTGGGAATTTTTCAAACAAGCCAAAGGAATTGAAGCTGCTGAGAGAGTATACAATATAGCCACAGGAAAGTTCCCTGCTGGCGATCCTACTGGCGATAAGATATTGACTGAGAATATGGATAGTTTATTCATGCTTACTGATAGAAAGTATGCAGCATCTATAGATCAATACAAAGGATTAATAAAAAATCTTATTAAAGATCCAAAGACTGATAAAGAGAAAGAAGCTAATGAAGTTATTGTAGAACATATTAATGATATGCGTCAGCTATTTAATATAAGAAAGAAAATATTAGGAGTTTCATCTAAAGATGTTAGCGAGAAAGGTTCTATTAGTGCTGAAGGATTATCAATTGTTCAGGGTAAATGGAAAGATATATTTGGAAGTCTACCTAGGGAATGGAAACAGAATTGGGATGCTCATACAAAACAATTATATATAGAAAGAGTATTTAAAGGTCGTGGATTTGACAGGAGAGCTGTAAATCTTATATCATTTATGTCAGAACATAACCTAGTTCTCCCTGATGCTGAGGGTAAGATTAATATGCCTTCTAAAAAAGCAATGATGGATGAACTTTCTGGAAGAAAGATGTCTAAGAAAGAACTTGATCAGTATGAAAGAGCTTTAGATACAATCAAGAAAGTACTAGGAGAGGATGTTGTAACTGAGATTGATTGGGCATTTACTGAGACTGGTAAACGTCAGTTAGAATCAGTAGATGTTAGAGATTATCTTAAAGCTGCTAAGATGCTTGGTAATGAAATGTATGCCGATCTACTTGTTAATACACAAGCTGTGCTTGGTGAAATTGCAGCAGTATCATCTGGTACTAGGCAGAGAGTGCATGAAATTTATAATAAAACAACAGATCTTCTTGATACATTAGATCCAGCTAGTGGTAAAAAGCCTGTAGCTGATCCTATAAAGGAGATTAATAATCTAAAAGAAGAGTTAATATCATTAGAAAGGGTTGCTAGAAATAAAGATAGTAAGGATGAATTAGGTCAGGCTATTGTACAATTGCATAAATTAATAGATGCTATTGATCCTGCTACACGTAAATTTAATATTTCTCCAAAGAAAACTCTAACTGAAACAGAACAATTATCTGGAGATGAGTTTGGAATACATGATGCTTTAACCAGACCTTTACAAACTACCATTGAAAAGATATTCAATAGAGAATATGAAGCTGTAAATAAATTGCAAGAATTAGTAGTCAAGCTTGAGAATCTTTCCTCACTAGGTAAGGCTGGTCTTGGTTTAGATAAGTCAGATACAATGAGAATTATTGAAGATATGTCAAGACAGTGGCATGAAATATATAAAAATAAAACTGGCGATCATACTAAAGTATTATCAGAACTTATTGCTGATGTTAATAAGAAAGGTTTCTTTGGAGATGCTTTAACCTTGCTAGAAAGTGTTGACGCTAGGATTAACCGTGAAGTAATTCTTAAAAATGAACATAGTCCACTCAATGAAGATGGTGTGCGTATGTCTGAAGCTTTAGAGAATGCTTATAAAACTCATGAACATCACAGGTCTGTAACTGAAATCTTAAAAGATTATGGTCTTGTAGATAAGGATGGTAAGATAGATGAAAGCTTTAGAAATGCTGTAACTGCAAATCCTCGTAAGGCTTTACTTGATAATGTTAAGCCTAAAATATATGCTCAGACAGACAAATCTATAACTCAAAAGGATCGTGAGTGGAGAAAGTTTAAAGAGAATGATGCTATAGAATTATTAACAAACATATATAATTCTAAGCCTATCAATAGAGTTAAGATACTTGGTATAACTAGAGATGGTAAGCAACGTGGTATTGTAGAATTTAATAATAATGCTCCACACATACAGCATCCTAATACTCAATACTTTTCAGACAAAGGATTTAAAGTACATTGGATAGATGATACTATGAGTGTTGATATTGGCATAGATGGTAAGCTTAGAAATGCTAGTATTGATTCCTTTAACAATCCAGATTTAATTCAGAAGTTTTTAAACGAAGCATTACGTACAGATAATATTACTAAAGAAATACTTGATGGCTTTAAGTCTATAGATCATGGTATCAGTGAGAAAGATGTAAGAAAGATTCTTAAAAATCCAACTGACTATGTATTCTATTTAAGACTTTCTCCTATGGATAAGATGATGTTTGTAGCTACTGATAAGAATCTTAAACTTATGGATACTGAGTTTGAAACTTGGTATAATGATACTGCAGGTAGATTGAAGGGTAAGAATAAAACTACCTTTGAATCTATGTTTAAAGATTTGTTAGAGAAGCCTAATACATCACGTGCTATTGTAGAACTTAAAATGTTATTACCTTATTTAGATCATGCTGGTAAGAGGAGTGAAGTTGATAAGATGATAGCTGAATATGCTGGTGATGCTAATCCTCAAACACTTGCTAAGATTCAAGCTAATATGTATAAGCGTGGTTTCTTGTCTGATGGTGGAACTACACAGCCAATGAGAACTGAAGTTCTTAGATGGGTACAAGGTCATCATCCAAATAAAGATGTAAGAGATGAAGCTAAACGTATTATTAGAAATGGTGGATTCGTAGTAGGTGTCATAGGTGATAAAGCTGCAGAGGGAGAGGGTGGAAGAGCTCATCCTCTAAATATAGAATCATTAGAGCTAGGGCAATTGCAAGTTATAGGTAATCAAGCCAGTGGATTGATAAAAGAATTAGCTCTAGCACAACAAAGATCACTTGGAGATATGCCTAGTTTATTGAACTCACTACTTGATGGTGGTAAGTTTGCATCTGAAAAAGTTACGAAACTTGTTATGGCTCAGAAGGGTATGCTTGATACAGATTTTAGCAACAGTCCTAACGGTGCTAAGACAATCATATTTGCTACAGGCAATAATCAAATGTTAGGTAAGGGATATCTTATATATCATCCAGATATAGCAGCACAAATGCCTAAAGATGTAGACATAATGTTAGGAGAATCTTCTGCTAAAACTTATAGTGGTATAGCTGTAGATGGTAATCCTCTCTCCCCACATGATATATCACAAGCAGGGCCTAAGTGGCAATCTTCAATTAAGAATATGGGTAATGGTAATAAAATGCTTATGCCTGTTGAAAGTCTTGGAATATCCTTTACATCTAAAAGTGAGAGTGGTGTGGCTATATCTCCTTCCATATTTGATTTTCAATCTCCAGCAACTATAGATAAAGCTATAACATGGATGGGATTTGAATCTAAATTAAGAGAAATTGGGGTGCAATGGAATACAGTTCATAGAGATGGTGCTAAGTTAGCTGAATGGCTATATGAGATAGGGCAATCTGAGGGTAATCCTTTAGATAAGGGCGATACTGGCCTCTCTAAGCTACTTTTTGAGTATGGGGCTATGCCTAACAACCCTTTGGTACAAAAGGCCCTTAGAAGGCTATTACGGAGCTCAAACTATAAACATTTAGGCAAGGTACCCAATCAAGGTGGTGGTGAAGATAACTTTATAGTACCTAATATTGATGGAAAATTATCAATACCATTGTATGCAGATCTACATGGAGCTCCTGCATTCCCTGGAGATACTGTAACTAAGGATAGGATAGATAGAGTTTCTGTTAATTATGGTGGTATAGGTCTCAATAAACATACTGGAGGCAGACAATTAGGTAATGGTATTAACTCTAATCTTGAAGGTGAGAGATTTATATTTAGAGATGGTAATGGTGTAGATGTAGTTATAGGTATGGAGGGTGGCAAGTTTAAATACTTCAGCACATTCTATGATAAGGTTGGTGAAGGTATTAACTATAGAGGTACTGATAAGGCTGGAGCAGATGTTTTCAATGATGCTAATATTAAGATGGATTCTAATTCTCAACAGAAAGCTAAAAAGCAAATGGAAGAGCTTTCTAGATTAGTTAAGAAATATGACTTAAATTATAGAGATGTTTTTAGATTATTACAAGGAGAGGTAGTAAGTTCTACCGATAGCAAGGGTCTTATTACTTCATTTGATATGAAAGTTGATAAAGCTTTAAAAATGCAGTTTGGTCTTATGTCTCATGCTGTACCAGTAGTTGGTCATGACAAAGTTATATTCCGTGTAGAGAAAATTATGGATAACATGGATGGATTAACTGAAGTTAATGTACATGATCTTCGTACTGTAATGCAGAGGGATAATGATGGGGATCACTTATTTACTCATACAAAGTTACCTTGGGATGTATTTGTAGGATTTGCTAAAGAGAATGGCCGTAAAGATGACTTTAGAATGTTTGAAAGAGAACAAGTATTAGATCAGAACTATATAAATATATTTGGTATAGGTAATAATGGTAAGGTAGGAGAGAAGCCAGAGCAGGTTGGTTTTCATAGTTATGCTGCTAAATTACATAAAGCTAAGATGATGACTGGAACTATTATAGGTGCAAGAAATGCTATATCATGGCTTAATAGATTAGGCTTTAAGATGGGTAAGGATCCAGTATTAAAAGATTTCCTTGCTAATAAGGGTATGGATTCTTCTGAGTGGCAGACTTTAGATAAGTTCTATGATACTATACAGAATGCTTTAGATATACATAGTGGTATACATGGAGCTATATCTAGTAAGCAGAAGCTTAGAGATTTCTTATTCTTTGGCCATGCAGAGAAGTATGCTGAACCTACAGGGGATCCAGTATTTGATAAGCATAATCAACCAGGATTAGGATTCTTTAAAGATCCTAATTTTGGCAAGACTAGAATACAAAAAGAAATGTTCTATGAAATATTGAATACGTTAAAGAAAGCTAATATGATTCAAAATGAAACTTGGGATGAGAAGGGTAGTCGTGCTCCTGAGCCATTTGAAATTAAGAATGCTTATTATGATATGAAGGGATTCTTCTCTAATCCTACTGGATATTTAGCTAAGAAACTTGCTAGAAAGATAGGTCGTGTTAGAGATAGGGATCAAAGAGATCTTCTAATGTCTGAATATGCAGATATGTTTTATGGTGACACTATAGATATAAGAAAGCGTCAAGGGAAAGGAAGTAGAGAGTCATTATATTTTGATATTCTAAAAGGAAATCATGATAGTATAATGAAAAAGATATTTAGCTTTGATAATATACCATCTGATGATCCTGCTTCTGCTTTCGATATGTCTATTGGTGGTCATGTAATGAAAAACTTACTTAAAACTAATGGATTTTGGGATGCAAACTATGAAGGCTTAGTAGAAAGAAGAGGTACTGGTGAAGAATTATTTAATAAGGCTGGATTCTTTGTCAAAAATATAGAAAGCTTTGTAGAAACTGCACGTATGTTTGGGGATAAACCTCTTGAATTTATGAAAACAAATGATATAACTGTTGATACATTTGATACTAGACCTGTATCTCCAGAGATAAGAAATGCTTTAAACAATGGTATACTTAAAGAATTAATACATCGTCAGCACAGAAATGTGATGGGAACTCTTGAATATTTTAGAGCTGAGAAGTTTGCTAATCCTGATAAGGTAGCAAAGCTACAGAATAGATTAGCTAACTTACAATCAGCTATGGATATAATGGATCAGCAGATAGCTAAGGATATGGTTATTGATAGACCTGATACTCAGATTATGAATATAAAGAAATCAGGAGAGAAAAACTTTAAGTATTTAGAAAAGGGTAAGAAGGTATCTGTATATAGGATTAGGGGAGATGTTAAAGTTATAGAAGAACCTGCAGAGGGTGCAAAGCCTAGTTTATTTACTCATGGTGTAGATGGTAAGCGATTAAATTATGGTCAGTTAGAATTTGTAGGTACATTTGATAATAAAGGTAAGATGAGAGTTCAAGAGGGCTATACATATGTCGTTGATAGAAAGCCTAAGAAGATGATATCTCAGACTGGCAATGAAGCTAGATATTCTCAAGCATTATTTAAAGCTACATACGGTAATGAGATTACACCTGAAAGATTTATTAAAGAAAATGTAAATGATTTTAGAGATGATGTGCGTCAACTTAGAGCTTCTATTAGTATGGACTATATTAAGACTGTACAGAATGCTTTATCTAGCAGAGTATTGAGTGATGGATTGTTTGCTCTGCAGCAAGCTAAGGAAGGTAGAGCTATAGCTGAGTTTATGGAACGTTGGGAACCATCTATATCAGGCGGTGACCCAATAAAGTTATTACTTAGGTATCTATTACAACCTCAACTCACACCTTCATCTTATTATAGAGATGCTCAAGGTCATGAGATGCCTGCATATAAAACTAATGAACATTTATATAAAACAGTTATGCAATGGGCAGAGAATAATGGTCAGAGAGAATTTGTTAAAGAACTCGTTAAAGATGTAGAGCATTTTGCTTCCGGCAGAGATACTGAGATTGACATTAGCAGTTATGAAAGAGGTAGAATGGATCGGTTTGATTACTCACAACTTGGAGATATGGCTAATCCAGTTAGATCTTTAGCTAAGCATTTGAATTTATTCTTTGCTTCACCAATATTAAATGATAAATTAAAGCAGGTGATTCCAAGAGGAAAGGGTAAAACTGAGACAGTAATAGGTAGGGATGGTCAAAAGATACCTATACGTAGAGTACCTAATAAGGATGAGTACTGGAATATACAAACAGATCAAACAGGTGAAGGTTGCTAAATGAAAAATAACGAAAAAGTTATAGCATATATACCAGCTTTTGAACTTTGTTTAAGAAAGTCGACCCACCCAGCGTGTAAAATTTTGAAACCTAAAGGAGCTTAAATGGGCTTATGTAATGTAACTAGTATGACTAAGCAACAGCGTATGGATGCTATGAGTGATATCTATAATTACTGGATATCTAAAAGAAATATAGTGGGCAGATTTTCTGATGGGCGTAGGGGATATAATGCTGAATCTTCTGCAAAAAATATGAAATGGCTTATAGAACAACGCTTAGAGAAACCTTGGGATTCTGATAGTCCTCTAACTAAAGCAGATTATAGACGTATTAAAGTAGAGATAGATGCTTTTGATAGTGCTCTAGGTGGTAAATTTAGCAATCTAGCCTTTATAGTACCTGAAGGTATATCTAAACAGGATCCTACATCTAGAAAGTTTTACTTAAAATTAAATGATATATTAAATTATGAACGTGTTCAGATAAATAAAGTCCTCACATCTAATGCTTATATAGCTAATCATATGCTTGATGCTTATATGATGGAACATGGTGGTAAGAAAGATTTAGCTACTAAAGAACTTAGAGAATTACGTAAGGAAATGGCTAATGCAGATCCCAATGAACATGTGCAGGCAGAGTTTATTGGCAAGCTAGAAAGCTTTGTTGCTAGTGACAAGGGAAAAACTATTAGAGAGTTTATTGAACTTGTCCAAATGGATAATGATACATTTACTAGTGCACGTAAGCCTAGTTATAGAAATGAAAAAGGTGATCTTACAGATTACAATCCACATGTGTATAAAGCTGTAGAAAGAGCTAGGGATAATCTTAAATCTATGGGTTCAGTATATACTAATGGGCTTCTAGGACTTCAGAAGATTATTGCTTTAAAGTATACTAATAGTACTGATGTTAATGCTGCTAAAGCTGATAAGACGGCTGGGAGAATGATAGAAATCATTGATGAATCTATAACTGATATTAAAAAAGGTAATGATCGTGGTGGTTATTTTCCTCAAGTTCAGTTTGAAACTATGATGCAGATTAAAGATAGGCTGTCTAAGGCTATGAATGCTAATCTTATTAATAGAGATTATGCTTTTGCTGACGTGGTTGATAATGTAATTGCTGGGATAGATATCAATAAGATTCCAGCACATGCTCAAAAACGTAATCCACTTCTTGATAAGTACTGGGAGAAGGATCCTCTCATGGTTTTAAAAGAATATGGAGATCAAGCAGCTCAATTCAATAAGATGATATCTACACAGGTAACATATCTTGATGCTTTAAAGAATCTACCTAAATCAGATGCTCAATTCCAAAAAGGATTGAGAAGATTTATTGATGAGGAATATACTGTATTCACACAGGGTACTTCTGGTCGTCCTGATTGGGCAAATAAAGCCGTTACTACACTTAATGCATTTCAAACAGCTAGAACAATGGGACTTAATATTACAGGTGCTGTTAAGAATGCTGCTAGTGCTATACATTTTTACAGTAGAGTAGGGATTAGTGCTCTTACTAATACTCGTAAAGCGATGTCTCATGATAGGCAATTTCAGGAAATGGTTAGTAGGGCTGAAGAAGAAGCAGGATTCTTATTTACGGATGTAGCTAAAGAATTATATACTGAGGGATTAATAACTAGAAAAGATCTTCAAAGTGGTAAAATAGAATTTGATCCTCTTACTGGCAAGATTACAATGGAAGGAAGTCCATTATCTGATAAACTTAAAAGTGTTGGTAAATGGACATTAGATAAAGGTTTGTACTTTCATAGGCTTACTGAGAATAGTCAACGTAAATGGATGTTCAGGACAGCTTTACATAAGAAATATACACAGCTTGTTAATGATGGTTATCCTCCAGATAAAGCACAACAGTTTTCTACAACATATGCTTTAAAGATGGTTAATAGTTGGGCATATGAGTATGCAGCTCATGCTAAAGCTAAAGCTGTACGTGGAGAATGGAGAACTGTTGAAGAAATTCAAGATGGTAAGATAGTAAAGAAATTAGAAGGTGGTGCTGGTGCCATGTCTGAGGTAGCATTTCACTTACTACATTATCCTATGTCTTTAATGGAAACTCATTATGATGCTTTAAAAGGTATCCATAAATCATTACTTGCTAGACAAGGATTAGAATCAGAAGAGATACAATATGCTATGCGTTATGCAGGTGTATCAGGACTTGTAGCTTTAGGATCTGTTCTTGCTAATATAGATTTTAGTAATGTATTAGAGAATGAAAGTGTTGACCGTATGAAACGTGTGGTTGATGATCTTACTCAGTATGATAATCCAGATAGAGGTACATTTGGACTTATGGGTGAATTTACAGGGCCAACTCTTGGTACAGTCAAACATCTTATGATAGCTAATGAGATTATAGATATAGATAATAGCACTCTTAATAAAATATTATTTGGTAATGTGGATTTCTCTGATCCTAATGACTCTATGGCTGAAAGATTTAATGCTTATCAATGGTCTACATTCTGGGGTACTACAAAGAATAAGATTGCTCCAGCTATAGCAGCTGGTAGGGGTAGGGATCTTTTAACACACTATCTCAAACTCTATCCTGCTACTTGGACTAAGAAAGGTCATGAAGCTGTATTTGGTAAGAAGTCTAAGAAGAAACAGAAGAAAAGAGCTACTAATGTTGATAGAGCTTTAGCAGTACTTGAAGGTATGCGTAGGTAGAATGGAGATATACCACCTACGCCTTCCTCATCTTCCTAGTCTCTAAATAGACTTCTATTTTTTCCAATTCCAAATGTCAATTGTACTGGCCACATGGTGAAGTTAATTTCTATATCTTCATTGTATGAAAATACTTCAATTCCAAATGGTGCTATAAAAATACTAGCATAATCCTTATTAATATCTCCACCTAAATATTTATTACCAAATTCCACTACCTGTCCTCCGGCATTGAACAAATGAATCTTTCTTCTAACCAATCATCGAATCTCATAATAATAAGTGTTTCACCTCTGTCTTGTTTACATACTACAGCATCTACATGTTCAGTGGGTACAAGAAAAGATGCTAATTTCTTTCTACATTTAGCTTGAATCTTAAAATCATCTCCCATTAGGACATCAACCTCTTCATGCATACCGAGAGAAGCACCATTGCTCCCCCATGCACGCTTACATTTATTGAATCCTGAACTCAGAACTGTATTAACTATTTCTCTTTCAAACCGGTTGCCTTTGGCTTTGCTTGGACTTGGCATTATTTAATTCCTTTCTTAATTTAGCTGTGAATCGTTTCATGGCAGCATCAGCTTCTTTCGATGCTTGATGAAACCTAGCACTTATTGGTTGATTTTTAATTGTGATTGGTTTATTTAATTTAGCTTCAAGTTCTTCTATTTTATCAAGTAAAGCATTATTATCTTTAGTTAATTTATCTATAATTTCAATAGCATTTTCAAAGTTAAATCGTAAATAATTACCTAAATCACCATCTCTTTCCATTATAGACCCATCCTGCCCATTATTCTTTTAATTTTACCAGCAAGGTCAGATATAGATAGCTCTACTTCATTAACTCTTTCGCTTAAATCAGCTAACTTGTTACCAAGATAGTCAACATCTAGCTTTACTTCTTTAGAAAGTGGTGGTGTTTTAATTTCCATCCCTGGTATAGATCCTTTACGTCCTGCATACTTTTCTTTTACTGCTGCTTTTTTAGCCATTTCTTAGTCCTTTCATTTATTATATTTTCTAACTTAGTACGTTTGCCATGTTCTCTTTTGGCACACTTATTGCAAATCCTTTGTTCTTCATAAGGATGTTTTGGAAGAATGGCAAAGTTACCCCAAATATATACATCTTGTGCTTTTGTGATGCGGCACATATAGCACTTGAAATATGTTCTAGATAACTTTGCATTTATTCCATACATAATGTAAAGAGATACATTGTAGAGTTGAGTCTTTTATTTACCATTCTACATCCGTAGATTTGTATCTCAATTAAATGTATTAGAGACATTCATCTCCAGTACATTGATATCCTGGAAGATCCTTATTATATTCATCAGCAGTAGTAGGTTCATAGTCATCTTCATCCATCATTTCAATTAGATGAGCTGCTAAATATACAGCACAATCAAGTGCTTCTTCAAGAGCTTCCTGAACAAAATCCCTACCATCTGAGGAGATATTTTCCTTACCATATCTCTTCTTTCCTTTATCAAGACGTTGCTCTATCAAATTAAGTATTTGTTTATTTATGTTCATTGTTCTCTCCTGTATTATAAATACGCCATTTTTCAATAGGAACATCATAGAAATATTCACCTTCTGGTACTGATTTATTGGGAACTTCTATTAGATTATATTGCCTAATGACTTCTGATCTACAAAACATTATTTTATCAAAGTCTTTATTAACTACTGCATATACTATACTATGCTTTAAAAACTTTTCCTTTCTTGCTGGTATATGTACAGTTTTAAATGGAAATTCATCTATCCATATCTCACGTCTTTCAACTTCATAACGAGGAACTACAATATCTATACCATACTTATCAGGATTTTCCATAGCATCTAATCCCTTTGATTTAAGAAAATTAATTACTAAATCTTTTGCAGGTTTGTCATTAGTAGCATGACTTTCTTTGTTAAATTCTTTATATATCATCTTTTCTCCTTGTTAAAATTGGTAAATAAGAACGTAGAATTGTTTCAAGAACTTTAATCTGCTTCTTGAGCTCTATATTCTCTAACAATATCTTCTTAAATAGTTTCTGTAAGTGTTTCATAAGGGGGCAGCAAATGTGGTATGTGTGAATACACGATCATCAAGCCTAAGGAATGCGTACCCCCCTATAAATTTATACTCCATACACAGACCCTAACCGATATTTATCTGCGATTCTACGATGATCAATCTCGAAAGGACTAATCTGGAGTACCTAGGATACTTATGCAACTGCTCTACAAAGACCATCTACTATGGTAGCATTCTGCCCATATGTAGTAATGGTAGGATTCTCTTTATGCCATAACAAATCTGTACCGGCATTAAGTAAATTCCAACCACTATAATCTTCTTTACTGGTATGAGTAAACCTATCTACAATTTGTCCCCAAATACTAACAGGAATTTCTTGTAGATGATTATGTCTAACATCACCAAGTACATCCATAGTAACTTCTAAAGCACTTAATTTTCTTAGATTCTTTATAAAATCATCTAATTGATAAGTACCACTAACAAGATTATTAATATTGGTCACTACCTGTTCAAGACTATCACCCCAATCTTCACTCTTAGGTTCATGTTTGAATCTATAAGTATTGAAGTGATCTTTACTCATCATACCATTGGTACATATGAGACGATATAACATCATAGCAAAGCCAAATGCTTTAGAACCATCATAGGAGTTCCAAAATTGCATGCCTAAGGCTACATCGTCACCTACCTTAACCTCACCTGCTATATGTTGAGATTTCATGGAATACACGAAATTTCGACCATTAAAGAATGTTTTATCATGAACAAAGTCAATTTTACATTCTTCAGCTACTTGATGAGCAGCATTTTTTACTTCTTCATTAGGTAGTAACATATAGTTATTACCTACTACACCTACTTCTGACCAACTGAATGAAGTATCATTTGGTTTTTGCATCTGTACACTAAAGGCAGATGATTGTATACCATCATAATCTAATGGTACTTTTCTTATTGGTAAATAAGGGTTCATGGGGTATTCTCCTTGTTTTTTAGTTTTGTTATTTCTCTTTCTAATATATCCAGTACTTCAAGTATTCCATCTAACTGTTCTATTACTCTCGACCTGAAAATATTCATTCCATCTTTCCAATCGGCTTCTTCTGCCATTTTGTCTTGAAACATTATTTGATCCTTTTCCTAAATACGGCTTTAGCTCCTTCTGAATTAGTCCTTATGGTTGTAGTCTTACCAGTAAGTCTGGAGATAGATTCTTTTTCAATCATCAACCATTCAAGAACAGTAATATAAGTTCCTTTATACCATGTTTCATCTTCAGGATTTAACCATTTTGTTATTTGTATCATCTTATATCCGTACCATTAACAATTAATTCAAGATTTAATGTTTCTCTTTCTCTGTTGGCTGTGCATACAACCTTTAATGATTTAATGAGATTATTTTCATCTTTATATGGTGTTAATGATAGGACTTTATTGGCATTATAACCAATACGAAATGATCCTTTGGCTGAAGTTATATCCATACCTTCATGAAATGCTTGCTTTGTTATTTCAGATACTGCAAATACTACTACATTATTGTGAATTGCAACTTCCATTAAAGCTTGCGATACTTCTTCAACTTTCATATTATTATCATGCTTTTGAGATTTAAACAAACCCATATGATCTACCACTACTATCTCTGGTTTATATGGTAACATCATAATACGTTTATTAAGTTCATGAGAATAACAGCTATTATAATCTATAGTAAGCCAATCAAAGTTTTGTGAAATTCCATTAGCATATTGCGTATAATGAGCTTTAAGTTCATCTTCATTCCAACCTTTTTCCATCATAACGAAACGCATCCACATCTGACGTGGTGACATTTCCATTTCAATGAAATAAGTTGGACGTTTAAGTTTATGTATCCAACTCTGTAAGAGCATGGTTTTCATAGACTTAGGTGGTGCTTGTAAGATAACAACCTCACCAGGATATATAGGAAAGTCTTGTCCATATAACTTACCTATATTTATAGGATCTAAATCTCTTGTGAAGAAATCAACAAGTTCTTTCTCCATAGCTTTAGCATCCATCATATTCTGAGACTTCTTAGTCTTATAAAGCACACATGTAGATTCACAATGATTGTCCATATGAATATCAGTACAACCATAATTATAGCCATTACCATTATGACCTTCATAACAATCAGTTACAATCTTATCCATTTCCTTCTTAGTAAAGGGATGTTTAGGTAAATCTACCCTTGTCCTCCAATCTTCCATAACTAATCTTACTACATGCTCAGGATATCTCCATCTTAGAAATGCACCTACACGTAAAGCTATCTGATGTCTTGATCCTTGACCAGTACCAGCCATCATAGTTTGAATACATGGATACCATACAGGATCAGGACTCTTACCAAGAGTAACAGTTTCAAATGTTTTATCACTTGCTATAGTTTTACGTTTTAATACATCAAATACAGGTTCACATTCTAATGTTTGCCATGCATAAGTACTTCTTTTGCTTTTTGCTAAAGCTTGTATTTCTGTTATAGGTTTATGTAGTTCAGCTTGTAATAACGGTATCTTCCACAAATTAGATTTCTTATTGAGAGTATTAACAACTCTTATTAATCTAGTTTTATCAGATACAGATACATCTGCATATTCATAAATACCTCTAGCCATCAATTCATCTTTCACCATTAAGTGGAGATTAGGTGCTGGTTTCCATCTAAACGCAGATCCGGGTATGCCTAAATGAAATCCAGTTCCAGAAAAGTAAACTTGATATGGAATACATAGATCATTTAGGACAATACTTAAACCAATTGTTTTTTGTCGAGCATTTTCTGGATTAGAACCATCAACATCGAGAATAAATTCATCAGGCATATAAAGCATTCCATCATATGATGCAAGAGTACCTTTCTGTTTAACATAATCAATTACATGATTATCATAATCCCATAAGGACATGAAAGTATCTTGTGCCATACCGGCCCATTTCTCAATATCGTGTACATCTCCAAAATGATGTCGATTTGCTAATCCAAATGCAAACTCTTTAATCATTAGTTCTCCCTATTTTTTCTAATAGTCTATCTATCATTCTATCTCCTTACATGCAAAACACACTTGATTATATAATCCTCTTCTTGGGAAGTTTTTATAATAGTGTGTTGTTGAAATTTGTTTATACTGATTATGTGTCATTTCATAAGCACGATTACATTCTGGACATAATTTAACAGCAAATGATTCTCTTTCATTAACTCTTAATTTACTTGCAGATCTAGCATATGTTAGATTATATGTTAATCCCCAGTCATTTATCATTTTTTCTCCTTTTTCATTGCTTTATGATCTTGTTCTTCATGATATGTTTCATCATCACAATCAGCACATAAAGCATTAAGTTGATTACCATGAAGACAGCAGTCATTTTCATTAAATTTCTTGTGATCTTCCCATAATTTCCACATTATATCAGCAAAAATAAATTGATTTTTCTTACATTCATGCATATTACCCATTTGAGTTTTATACCATAATTTAACTATATCATTAAGATTCATTATTTTACTCCTAAAAATTCTTTAGATTTATTAACTAATATTTCTTCAGCTTCACTTAGATCACTATCCATATACTCTACCCACATTTTTAATAATTCAGTGGAATATTCTAACCTATCTATTGCTTTCTTAATTTCTTTACCTATTTCATCATCTGTTATTTTTCTTGACATATATCTCCTTAAATGAGAAGGCTATATTAGCCGCTGTATTATTATCCCCACTTGAATAGTTCAGAATAATATTGTCAATACTAATATAGCCTATCTCAATGGGGTTACTTAGAAAGGAATTTCTGCATCACCTGTTGTAGTAGTAGTAGTATCTAAATTTACAGTACCTACACCATTAGTGGTAGTTGCAGTTCTTTTAGCATGCTGTTTTTCGACATTTCTCTTTAAGCGTGCAACATCATCATCAGTCCAAGTAATATGTTCAGTTTCCTGAACTACAGGAACTAAGTCAAAAGTCCTACTATATTCCTTACCATCAGTTGTACTTGTTTCTTTAACAAACAAAACATTTACACGTGTACCAACTAGATTAGTAACTTCATCATCATACTGAATTACAGGATTCTTACCTGTAGGATCTTGTAAAACACTAATGATACCAGCACAAGCAAATCTGAATAGGTTTGCAATCTTAAATTCTTCTCCAGTTGTTTTATTACTAGCTTCAAATACACGATGACGCATATTATCAGGATAACCTTCAAAGTTTAGATCTATGGTTCTTTTCTCACCCCATTTACCATCAACAGCCTTACTAATAGTAAGTTCATGCCATCCTGCATTGTATTGTCCAGTACCTGTATTTTTTGCCATTGTTTTTACAGCCATCTTTATGCTCCTTTATTAGTTAATATAGTTTTAGCGTGATTTTGAGTAATACCTTTGCTTTGAGAAGCTGCATTACCATCATCATCATATTGAGCTATACCTGTGATTGCAGATAATCCATATCTACGTCCATATGTAATGGTAGAGCCAATACTTTGAGCAGTAATCTTCTCTATAGGCATTTTCAATTTAGATTTAATCCATTGACCGGATTCATGTAGTAACATAGTTGTTACAAAAAATTCTCCAGGATTGGAATCATTACCTTGAATTACAGATAATCCATACTTTGTTAAATGTGGAAATGATGATTCAATTACAGTATGAAGATCAGCGTATCCAGAATTAAAGAATGGATTTACTGATTTCTTTTCAGCACCTTTTATCTCAGATTGAGCTTTAGATAGTGCTGTTGCAAGTTTATCAATCTTATCTGATTTCCATATTTCAGAAGTCTGGAGGTCAGCATTTTCTACTGGAATAGTTTCTTCCATTGGGGTTCTCCTTATATTAAGAGTTATTTAGTTTGGTTTTTGATTTGCTTACGTTTAATGAGTTCAAACATACGAGACTTTATTATTTTAATAAATTTGTATGATCTTGATTCATTTAACGCTTTGAGGTATAGCTCCACATAAGATTTTATTACTATATCCTCTGTATTTGACTCGCTAATCATATGTAAATATAATATGATCTAGGTCACATTTACAAGGTCTTTTTCAAGAAATCCTTCAAGTTTATTAGCTATAGCTATAACTTCTTCCCATGAATATGAAAATTCACTAAAACCAACTTCTTTAGTAGTAGTGTATATTTCAACACTGGGTTTAGTTCTATATGCTAATGTTTTTCCATCTATTTCATCTACAATTTCTAATTTATTTTTTTCCATCTTTTATCTCCGTAATTTTAAGTGTTAAATCAGCAGCATTACGTAAAAGTTCATTAGCCATAAGAATTTCCTTGACATGTTCTTCACTTTCAGCACCGACTTTAATTGGATAGGAAATTAATACATCATATGTCTTTATTTCATTCATTTCTTCAATCTCCTTATATAGTTTTCAGTTATCATTGATTTAATAATAGGTGTAACTCCTCCGGTATGCTTATCGCTAAGTTTCCGAAGGAGTTTATCAGCCCATTCTAGTTGTTCTTTCTTACTAGAGAATTTACGCATTATGTTAATATGATTGGTTTAACATAATTCTCACTTGTTGATTCACCTCTCCAAGTATCTCCAGTAGATATGATACCATCACCATCACGCCAAGATAGTGCAGCTTTAACAGTAGCTTCTTGTATATTTTCATTACGCCAACCTCCACCTTCACCACTAACATTAGCTATACCTTCAAAATGACTTTCTCCTGTAGAAGGATTAATCATTTCAAGATATAAGCCCCATCTAGAATCTTCACGTTCACTTGTTAGATCAGGAATGTTAACGTTTATTAATCTATAGAACCTTCCATCAATAGTATCCTCGTCTTCAACTTTAGTTTCCAATGTAGATATAACCTTTTCTAAACCATGAAAGTTTAGTATATCATTTCTACGATCAGTATTACGAAGTTTAAAGATATCATCTATAGGAAGTAAAGCATAATTACCATCAGCAGCTAAGTATCTTTGATTAGCTTCATGATTGTTCTTATTAGCTATACGATTTCTACGTCTAGTATATCTGTCAGTTTCTTTAGCAGCTGTAAATCTCTTAATAGATTCTTTAGTAGGTTTATTAATAAGACTACCAGTTTTAAGATCTATTTTCATTCCAACCCAAGGAGTAAATACTATCTTATTCCATAATTTCATCATATATGCTGATCTACAGAATCTAATTGTCCATTGGTTATTAGGATTTCTAGGTTGTATACCTTGACGCATCAACTGTTTAAGAATATAACCAGCACTACTATGCCAATATTTTTGACTTTCAGAACAAATTCTTAAAACATAATCTGTAATGGTAGCTATATGAGTACCTTGAGTTGTACCATAATCATAACTATTATGAACAGTATGAAAATCTATGACATTCTTATTTCTCTTAGTAGCTACATAAATAGTATATCTATCACCTATTGCACCTCTGAAATATACATTTTCACGTATTTTACCATATTCAATAAGCCATTCAACTTTAGCATTATTAAGATGTCTTGCACCATAATCTTCACATTTAATCTGCGACATATCTAGACCTCCCAGTCATATGATCAAACTCACGTACTATACGTACAACATA